TAACTTTTAATTTAGATAAACAAGATGGTGGCGCGGCTGCATGTGGGGACGCTGTTTTTGTTTTTAAATTCGTGTGTAAGAAAAGAAATTTATCATACAAATAATTTCAGGGCGTCGCGTACTTATATTTTTAACCTTTTCTTATTATAAATGTCATCTGGTATTGTTCAACTCATAGCAATTGGTGCTCAAGACGAACACATTATGGGCGAACCAGAAATATCTTTTTTTACGTCAACGTTTAAACGACATTCTAACTTTTCACAATCCGTTGAAAAACAGACTATTCAGGGGGATGCGAAATCCAATTCTATGTCATCTATTCGTTTTGATCGAACAGGTGATATGTTAGGGTACACGTACCTAACAATTGATAATAATACACAGGCACTTGATATTCAAAGGTGGGATACACTTATAGACAAAGTGGAACTTATCATTGGTGGTCAAGTTATTGACACACAAGATGCCGTTTTTACTGAAAAAATAGCGATCGATACGTTCGCGACAAACGTTTCAAAGAGTGCGAATGGTACACATCCCGGTGTAAGCGCGCGATCGTACTTTTACCCATTCCGGTTCTTCTTTTGTGAAGGTGCACAGTGCGCTTTACCTATAGTCGCTTTACAATATCATCACGTTGAATTACGTATACATTGGGGAACAAATGCGGGGGATTATAATTTTGAGTGTTACTCAAATTATTATTACCTTGATAACGAAGAACGCGGTAACCTTGTATCTCGTAACCATAATTTAATTATTACTCAGGTTCAAAAAAGTATTCCATCGAATGAACTTACACAAGAACTCACATTTAATCACCCAGTGAAATATCTTGCATCTTCCGATACAACCACCGAAGGAGCATTAACATCAACTACCAATAAAATCAAAATAGAAATAAATGGTTTAGATATAGGTAATTTTAAGTGGGCAAAACCACACTTTATAGACGTTATGAATTATTACCATACGAACTTTGTTACGTCCCCTGATTTCTTCTTATATTGTTTTTGTTTATCGACGAGTTCACTCCAGCCGACAGGGACACTCAATTTTAGTCGATTAGATTCTGCAAAGATAGTCAGTCAAACCACAGTTATTAGTGATCCTATATACGCGGTGAACTATAACATACTTCGTATTGAAAACGGTATGGCTGGTCTTATTTACGCAAATTAAAATACATACTTATATTAAATGGTTAAAAACATACCTACCATCGAGCGGTCTACCAAAATCCGGTTTGGTAAACACGCTACGGATGACCAGGCTGAAAACACGATCGTGTTCAATGCTTCGAATACTGCTATAGATGCAAGTACCGAGGGAACTGTGTACATGTCGCCTTTACGTGAAGCATCTTTAGCGGGTGCTACTTTTATTGGATACAGCTCATCGACAAAAGAAGTTGTTGATACGGGTGTAGAAACATCCCTTTTAGGTGGTGTCACGTTAGATTCCGCGGGGAAACAAGGTAATGTTGTTTCAAATTCTATACCACACTTTGCTAATGTGACAACCGCGTTTACAACCGGACACGGTGCAAACGTTGGTATTTCAAATACAGCTTCTTCGCATATGTTATCGGTCGGTGATAAGATTTTCATGTCCAATACGGGTGCAGAAGCCATAAAAGTTGAAGGTAATGTACGCGCTAATCGTTTTTTTGGTGGTACGTCTGTTACCATAGATCAAGGTGCAACGAACATGATTCAGGTTTCGGGTAAAATAAAAACGGCGAAAATTGAGACTAGTGATTCCATAGCCATAAGTAATAACCAAACCGTAACGAAACTCGTATCTGTAGGAACACATACATTCATTAACACGCCTTCAGCGTCTGAAAATGCTATAACAACTTCGGGTAACGTATCCGCCGCATTTTATAAGGGAGATGGGGGTTTATTATCAAATGTACAAATAACTTCAACAATCCCAATATCACAAGGTGGTACGGGTCAAACATCTGCTTCGGCAGCGGCATCGGCCCTTGGTCTTGGAGCGGAAGATCAACCTTCATTTGTTACCGTGAATGCAAATGTTAATGCGAGTAATATTGTATCCGATAATGGCAGTGGTATTAATCAATTAAACGCGAGTAATGTTAGTAGTGGGACGCTCGCTATTGCAAGAGGTGGTACTGGAGCAGGTAGTGCTGCGGCAGCAGCTTCGGCTCTCGGTCTTGGAGCGGAAGATCAACCTTCATTTGTTACCGTGAGTGCAAATGTTAATGCAAGTAATATTGTATCTGCAGATGGTCGTGGTATTAATCAATTAAACGCGAGTAATGTTAGTATTGGGACACTCGCCATTGGAAGAGGTGGTACTGGAGCGGATACTGCTTCGGCGGCGGCTTCAGCCCTTGGTCTTGGAGCGGAAGATCAACCTTCATTTGTTACCGTGAGTGCAAATGTTAATGCGAGCAATATTGTATCCGGTGACGGTAGAGGTATTAATCAATTAAACGCAAGTAATGTTAGTATCGGAACACTCGCTATTGCAAGAGGTGGTACTGGAGCAGATACTGCTTCGGCAGCTGCTTCAGCCCTTGGTCTTGGAGCGGAAGATTCTCCATCATTTGTTACCATGAATGCAAATGTTATTGCACATAATGTAGCGAGTACATCACTTACAAATGGTATAATACCATACGTACATTCAACAAAGCAACTTCGCGATAGTAAACTATCCTATAACGACGCAACTTATGTTACATCTTTAGCATCAAACCTTACTGTTACTGGTAATTTACTTGTTCAGGGTTCTACAACATTTCAACACTCCAATATACACAGTGTTTCCGATCCAATAATTGAAGTAGGTAATGCGAATGCCATCGATACAATAGATATGGGTATGATCATGACAAGACCAACTGCAAATGTTGCAGCAGGTTTTAGAGGGGATGAAAAAGAATATACAATCGCTTACACATTAAGTGATCCAGATGGTGCACATATAGTTCCGACGATGGCAACAAGTGATGGTTATATTACAGCGAATGTTTGGGGTAACGTTCTATCGGGTAATGTTACTTCAACTGGTCTCATACACGGTGGGACCTTAAAAGGAGATGGTTCTGCTATAACTGCATTAAATATGGGGAATGCAAGTTCGGGAACACTTGCAGTTGCAAGAGGTGGGACAGGTGCAACTTCGCTTAATAATCTTATAACTTTGGGTACACATACAACCGGTGATTTTGTGGGAACTATAACTGGGGGTGATGGTATTGCAAGCACGGGAGCAACAAGTGGCGAAGACATAGATCATACATTATCCATCGATGCAAAAGCAGATGGTGGTTTGGTTATTGAGTCCAATAAACTCGCAGTCGATCTAGGTGCCTCTTCGATTACGGGGACATTAGCCGTAGGCGATGGCGGGACGGGTGCAACAACTGCTTCGGCAGCTGCTTCAGCCCTTGGTCTTGGAGCGGAAGATTCTCCATCATTTGTTACTATGAGTGCAAATGTTGATGCAGGTAATGTAGTCACAACAACTATAGAATTGGGACACGCTTCGGATACAACCTTAGCCCGTTCGAGTGCAGGTGTTGTAACGATTGAAGGTGCAGAAATACGAACGGGGACAGTTGCAATTGCAAAAGGTGGAACTGGAGCAACATCTGCATCAGCAGCGGCATCTGCTCTTGGTGTCGGAGCGGAAGATCAACCATCGTTTGTTACTGTAAATGCAAATGTTAATGCAAGTAATATAATTTCACAAAGTATAAAACTTACAGATCCGGGAATAACAGCATCATTCAGTACAGACACTATAATAGTAAACGCAGAAAACAGGACGTATGGTACAGCGCCACTTATAGCTGCTACAGGTGATATAGATAGCCTTGTTTTCAGTAATTTTATAGACGGAGCTCAAATTGTTGTACCCATTCTTGCGAGTGGTGGAGACCGAGCAGTTTCCAAAGATCTTACAAATGTCAATTTTACTGTCATAACAGAAGATGTTTCCATCACACAAGATAAACATGCTCTCATGTCTTTATCAAATATTGCAGGAAATGTTTATATGAACACTGTTGCATTTTCATAAGTTTTTAAAAAAAAATAAAACCTTACTATAATATAAAACATGTCTGGAGGTATAGCCCAACTCGTCGCCATTGGTGCCCAAGATGCGCACCTTGTCGGTCAGCCTGAAGTTTCCTTTTTCAGGTCCAACTACAAACGTCACACAAATTTCGCCCAAACTGTCGAAAGACAGGTTATCCAGGGCAACCCCACTAATAATGGTATGTCCACTGTTAGATTCGAGCGCAAAGGTGATATGCTCGGGTATGTCTACATCTCGAATAGAGCTGTAAATATTACCAACTGGGCCAACAAAGTTTCAAAAGTTGAACTTTTAGTCGGTGGCCAGGTCATTGACGATCAAACTGATGCATTTATTAGAACGCTCGCACCAGTTACTATGAGTCAAACATACTCCAAATACAAGTTTAATAATGAATACTTTTACCCACTTAAATTTTCATTCTGTGAAAACGCTCAGTCCGCGATCCCATTGGTCGCTCTCCAATACCACGATGTGGAAATAAGAATCACATGGGGTTCTTCGGCTCCAACTGATGCGGAAGTATATGCCCAATTCTACCATCTCGATACAGACGAACGAACGGTCTTATCGTCTGAACCACAAAATATGCTTATTACGCAAACACAAAAGTCTGTTGCATCCGCCGCCAAGACTCAAGAAATCAACTTTAATCACCCAGTAAAATACTTGGTCGCTGTTAATGCTATGACCACCGCTAAGGTCAAACTCCAAATTAACGGTACAGATGTCACCGACTCTAAGGCGGCAAGACCACACTTTACATCGACACCAGTCTACTACCACACACAAGCCGCAGATACAACTGCGACTACAACGTTCTTGCAACCATTCTGCATCGACACGGCCAAGCTCCAACCAACTGGTTCTCTCAACTTTAGTAGACTCGATTCCGCGAGACTCGTTTCTGACGATACGACGTGGGCTAACGACGTCTACGGTGTTAACTACAACATCCTCCGTATCGAAAATGGTATGGGTGGTTTGATGTATTCCAACTAATTTAATTTAGCCGCTTATTATAAATGTTTTGGCAATTAATTTTTCTTATAGGATTCGTATTTGTTTTAACGTATGACCCAAAATCCGGTACTTTAGATCATTTAGTAAAGGAACAGAAACCACCTCCACAAAATGCAGAGTGTAAAGAAGGTCATTACCAAGAAATACAGTTTGCAAAAATGGGATATTCATGTCCACAACAGCAGAAAACACAAATGGGTGCGATTATAAGAACTTAAAAATTTAGCTCGTATTTTTATATATAATGTTTACATTCGATCGCGATACTGCGACTATAGTTGCCGTGCTCATGTGTATTGTAGCCACAGTGTACATGTACAGAGAACTTAACAAAACGAAAACGGAAATGGATAACGTCAAGGGATTTTATGGAAACCTCATGGCACATTTATCCAGACCATCACAAAAACCCAAATCCGTAAGTGATGTTGAAATTGAAACAGAAAATAAAGAGGTTTTGGAAACCCAAGTCAGTGATGATGAAGATGATTCTTCAGAATAATCATCTTATTCAATTATAACTTACTAATGAGTAATGAAGAAATATAAAGCAATCGCGATTCCTGTCACTTTTGTAGGTGATAAACCAAGATTTCTCACTGTCCGGGATCGAAGGTTCAAAGATTGGATTTTCGTCACCGGAGGGTGTAGGCGTAGAGAGATCCCAAATCCCATTAGATGTGCTTTGAGAGAACTCGAAGAAGAAACCAGGGGAGTTGTTTCTTTAAAAAAGGGTGAGTATACAGATTTTAAATTTATAGTAAAGGAAAGTCCAACTGTTGATTTAGAATACAACGTTTTCGTATTCTTTGTAGATTACACTATCCATGAACAAGCTGAACTTATACGAAAATTTAATGATGAAAAACAGAAAATGAATCTTAGAAAAATTCAAAAACAACCTATTAAGAGAACTCATGACGAAAACGATTTCATGAATTTTGAAACACTCGCTGAGTTTAGTACGAAAAAACAATGGGATCGCATTGTTAAAAATGTACTTAACAATCCAGAATTTTACGCGTGTGTAACTTCTACCGATAGAAAAACCTTCTCTATTAAATAATGAAGTCTAAGAACTATATTTTATCACAAATACATGAACTTCTCATTGATAGACACGGATATACGGCGGAACGCGCCGACAGGTACGTCGAATTACATAAAGAGGATAAAGTTTATGAACTCCTCGTTTTGAAAAAAAGTTTAACAGAAGAAGAAAGATACCCAGAAGTCTCATATAGACGCTCTATCTGGCATCGAGAGTATGACAGCGAATAAACAATATAAAAAGATAAATAGAATAATAGGTAAGTATGTTTAAACACTGGTGTAAAAACCAGGGTTTTGCTAATAACTCCGATCTATAACATGTGCTCATGGACGGTGGCGTTCTCTCCGTGCCATTTGATAGATTGAATGACTTTTACAAAAAGTGTATAGAAGCTTATACGATAGGCGAAAAAATATTTGTCGTCGAACAAAAAACTGAAAATTATAATTTTTTCATGGACCTTGATTATAAAGATGATGATGAATTATCTTTTGAGCAAATAAAAAGTATATGCAAGGTCATATGTGATAAAGTCTCGAAATTTGGGGGTAAAGATGCTTTAATATCCGTTGCCGAACCTAAACCCGTAGATACTCTCATAAAAACGGGTATACATATAAACTGGTCTGGGTTTGTTGTAAATAGATCATCCGCATTAGCTCTAAGAGAACACGTTATAAATACTTTAAATTTAGCGTATGGTTCACGCGATTGGAAAGATATTGTTGACATTTCAGTATACGGAAATTCGTCTCGAAATACAAAAGGAAGTGGTTTCCGTATGCCTTGGTCACATAAACGTGGAAAACACGAAGCATGCGCTGGACAGGGGTGTGAATTATGTAATAATACTGGTAAAGAAACACAGAGTGAATACTTACCTATATTTATATACAAACACGGCCCCTTATCTATATTACAAAAAACGGAACAAACACCTTCATTAGATATGTTACATATGGCAACTTTACGTACAGAAAGTACCAATCCTGTTATAATCGAAGGAAGTTCTAGTAAGAATGAAGGAAATAATTTTACAAAAATACAAACAAAAAATGAATTCAAGAATCAAGAGGCTCTTTTACTCGTTGAAGCATTTGTTCGTAAACACGTGGAAGGACAGGGTGCCGCATCAATCACCAAAATGTTTAAACATAAAAATCAATTTCTTGTTTCAACAAACTCTAAATATTGTGAAAATAAAAAATGTAATCATAATTCTAACCATGTATGGTTTCATATAGTAGGAGATACCATATCCCAAAAGTGTTTTTCCACGACTAACATATTAAGACAGTATGGATTTTGTAAAGATTTTTCAGGTAGACGACACCAACTTACTAAAAAAATAACGGATATTATTTACGAAGATGGTAAAGTTGAAAAGTATACACCCAAAAAGAAAGTCGTTACATCACCTGAACCAGAACAAGATTTACTTGAAAAATTTATAAAAAAGTATATCGTTAAAAAAGAAACATTCTCGATAGAATCACTCAATCGCGAAGGAGTTAAGAAATACACAGTAAAAACAAGGGAAATGTGTGATACATGTAAAGAGACTATTTCTTTCACTATTATCAAGGGACAAATACAACAAGTGTGTAGATGTAAATGTCGTGCGCATAACCTCACGGATAGAATTGTAAATACACTTGCGTAATGTAGTTAAAAGAATAAACGTACGTTAATTTATAATGACAAAAGTAGTTATTGCTCCCGCTCCCATACGTACACGTTCCGGGCGTATTTCACAGGTTCCGGAACGTTTAGATCCGCTCGAAGATCTTCCAGAAGATGATTATTCGGACGATGATTATGAAACTGAAACAGATATTGAAAGTGAAATTGATCTCCTTCAGACAGATGACGAAGATGATTTTGAAGATGATGACAGTGATATGGATGAAAATGGTAATTTAAAAGGGTTTGTTGTTGACGACGAAGAAGATGAGGATGAGGAATAATAAGCTTAAAAAAATAGATGTACCTTTTATAAATGGAAGCCGAAGTTGGTACACCGATCGAATACAATCCAGATGAATTTACAAATAAAGAGATGGACGATCAAAAAGATCAAGAACCGGAAAATAATGAACAGTATTATTTTCCACCCCCGCAACACTATTATGAACCACACCCACAACAACCCCTTCCCAAAGAAGATATATTTTCAAATCTCGATAAAACGGCGTATGTTATTATATTTGTTTCCTTTATTTTAGGGTTTTTCATGGGTAAAACCATGCAACCAGTCATTCTTAGACCTGGATAGGTTTACCTCCAATCCATAAATGTTCAGAAGACGTTTGTTGACCTTCAAAATCACCTATAGATCCAAGTTTTGGTTCTGTAAAATACGCACGACTCACAACGATTGGGTCATCTAATATATCTTGTGCAACATCCGACGCACTTACATCTTTAGTACCCGTTTTACTTTTTCGATCTTCATACAATCGTAAAAATAAACTGAACATAGCTAATACAATAATTATGGTGATTATATTCAATATAATACTCAACATATTTACATTTATATAACAAATTTATTTAGATTCCACCTCTTCACCTTCCTCGACTTCGCCTTCACCTTTCGTATCCTGAGCTTCCGTAGACTCCGCCTTAGCCTTCTCAGACTCTTTATCAAATTTTTCCATCGCTTCGACTGAATTAAACCCTCTTTTCTCAGCCTCCTTTTCGAGAGATTCTTTAGCCTCGGTTTCACGCTTTTGTCTTCTTTCTTCAATTTCTTCTGCAACAATAGTGTCCGCTTCCTTAACAAGTTCTTCCATTGGAGTATCTGGTTTTTCCTTTTGAAGTCGTTCCAGGACTTCAGATGGGTGACTGATTGGTTTTTCGTCTGGTTTAGTATAATACTTCGAGTTTTCATCCCCTGGTTTCATCATCGAACCATTTTCCATCATATCACGTTTACGTTCTGAAAACATTTGTGCTGCTTGCGCTTGATTTTCTCTATAGCCAGACATGAGTTCCTCGAGTTTTTCATTCGCATAATGTGCGTCTTCAATTTTCGCTGGATCCGGTGGAATTAACAACCATTTATACATATCAACAACGTAAATATCAAATGTAGCATCTTCCTTTTGAAGACGTTTAGCGTGCGATGCGGCTTCACCCCTGGAATTAAATGCACCTCTAATCTTAATCCCGAACTTATCGTTCTTTTGAGGTGCTTCCGGACCTACGACAGAAAGACATGCGTACAATTGACCGGGTACGGTCGTATAATCTTGTTCAAGAGTTGACATTGTTTTATATACTAAAAAAGCTTAAAAACTTTAAGCCTTTTCTATTCAGTAATGCATGAATTTTGGGATAAACAACCCGTACCTCAAAATAAAGTTATTTTTGAAAAAGATGGAGAAATAGATTCATCGAGAGAACTTAGATACGAAAAGAACCCTTTACCAGAAGGATACGAATGGAGTTCGTGTACTGTAGAAGAACTCTGTGAATTTCTAAAAGAAAATTATATTCGCGACGATTTTTTCGAATTTCATTATTCTAAGGAACTTATTGAATGGACGTTACACCCACCTGGGTACCGTGATGAATGGAACCTTGCTATTCGTGAAAAGGAAAGTAGTACACTTATTGCTTTTATATCAGGTGTACCTTTAGATGTTTGTGTTAATAAAAAAATAATTCAAATGCTTCAAATAAATTTTTTATGCGTTTCCAAACATCTTAGAGATACCAAATTTACACCCATGCTTATAGGTGAACTTAAAAGACGTATGAATTTACAAAACAGGTGGCAAGCTATATATACCGTTGTAAAACAATTACCTACACCAATTGCTAAGGTCACGTATTGGCATAGACTTATAAATGTTAATAAACTTAATAGACTGAGGTTTTCCAACGCAAAAGAACAGGACTATAAGGTTTTAGGCACAACATCCTATTTTAGAGAAATGACCGAATATGATATACCTAGAGTCACAAAAATATTACAAGAACATTTAAAAAAGTTTAAACTATCACTCTATATCAATGAATCGTACGTCAGGCATTGGATTCTTCCGCGTAAAAATACAGTATATACATACTTGAGTGACAAAAAAGATCAATTTTTTACTTTTTATAGTTTAGATTACGTACATAAGAAAAGTGGTGAAACTATAAAACAGGCATACACATTCTATAACGTTGGGAACTGTTTAGAAGACGCTATAATCGTGGCACGTAACATGGGGTTCGATGTATATAATTGTATGAACGTAGGAGTAGACGAAGAAGAACTTCGTGAACACAAATTCATGGAAGGTACGGGGCACAACCACTATTACCTTTGGAACTGGAAAATTAACGAAGAAATAAAACCAAAAGATATAGGTTTTATACTGATATGACGTCCAGCACCGAGAATAAGGTCTCGGTTGTAAACAATACCTAAGTCGATATATCCTATATATAAAATTAATAAAATGATACAAAACGGCAAAGGAGGTGAAAAAACGAACAAGTGGGGGAAAGTCTTCGAAAATGAAACATCTGATTTTGAAGACGGTGAAATCATTTCGATAAATGGATTTGACTATGTATATATCGATCAAAATAATTCTATTGCCTACCTCGAACAGTTTAAAG